TTTTTGGTGAGCTCATCACCCTTTTTATTTCCCCAAACGATTGTTTTTTTTAAGTTTGGAGTATGCATTTCGAACTTTGCAAATTTTTCCCATTGCTTACGTATTATATTTAATTCTAATAAAAATGTTGTCCATTGTTTACTAGAAATATTTTTACACGTTATTGTTACTTTGTTCATATAAGTCTCCTTTTAATGTTAGTCTAGGATATTATTTGATTGTTGTCAATAACCTTGTCCAATATTTTTTTTAGGTTTTCTAGCCTTAGGTCCCCATTTTTTTCTTATGCGGCCTGGTCTTTTTTTGTGAGTTCTCTCATAGTAATTACTTACTCCGAGTGTATGTTTTTTAGCCATCTAAATCTTTATGTAAGATCATTTCATCTTCTTTATTAACTTTCATATATTTTATAACACCGTTTACTTTTTGTTCAATGTCAGAACCACAGGTTACACATCTAAATACATTGTTATGAATATTAACTAACATTGTTTTAGCGGCACATTCCGGGCAGTCTCCTGTAACAATTTCTGTTGTAAATTTCATTTATAGTTTAGTATACCACCAGATATATCCGTAAGTCCAGTTTCTCGGTTAAGGTACTTGTATTCTATCTTAGATAAATCAAAGTCTTTACTTATTTTTTTACATATATCATGTTCATCAAAGTCTCCGCAGCTGTATATATCTAATTGAATTAAAGCAGGATTAACTTCGTCCCAAATATGCATTACAATATGTGATGTTTCTATGATGGCCACTACAGTTAAACCACGATTACCTTCCATGCTACAATATTTAGCATAAGGACCAAGAAATACTTTCATCTTTAAACTTTCTATTAGCTCACCCATCCACTCCACAGCGTGCTCTTCATCTTTGATAGGTCGTTTAGACTCGGCGCGGACAATTAGGTGCTTATGAACTAATAAATTTTTTTTCATTACGCTTCCTACTATATTTCTTTTTGTTTTTAAAGATTTTATTTGAGAAGCGCTCCAGATGCTTGGCAAAAGGGTTGCGTTTTTTAACGTTTTTTGTCACTAAAGCATAACCATTTCTTGGCACCTAAAATTTAACATTATCTTTTTGCTATTAATTTCTTGTTCCCCCAGCTCTCTTACTAGGGTTATACCGCTTACAAAACCGCTTATAGCGCAGGCAGCATAAGAATTATATAAGGGGTACATTTTAGTGGGTTCCGTGCAGCTTTGTGATACGGAGGAGCATATCTGTATTATCAATAAGAATTTTATCACTTACTGGTTACTTAGTATAAGTTTTTTAATTGATTTTTCGCCTAAATAAATTTCTGTTTCAGCATTACTTTTAATACATTGATATTGTACATTCTCGTTATAAACTCTTTCTGCAATCCTCTTTCCTTTAAGACATACACCCATTGATGGTTGTATTCTATGTTCTTTAATTTCGTTATTGACCAGCATTAATAATGCTACCACTACCTCAGTCATTTCCATTTCCATTATTATTAATTCTTACTTTGTCTTTAAGAATTTCTATAACTGCTAAAATTTTATCTACATCTTTTTGTAGTCTTAAAATATTAACTGCGTTATGTCTTGATTCTTTAATTTCTAATTGGATGTACTCAACATCTCCTAATAAACTTTCAATTAATAAAAATTGCTCGCTGTCCGCTGGTAAACTTCCCAATTCTCCCCGAGGCCATTTTATAGAAAACTCAACTGCTTGATCTAAATCTTTTTTAATTAAAACATTGTCATTCTCTATTGAGTTGATACGTTCAATAACTCCAAAATATGCCCATACACCTACTGCAACTGCTCCCAAAATTGAAAGCAAGTTTCTCATTGGCATACTTATTGCTGTGTTGTCTGATACTCTCATTTAACTACAATTAGATTTACTTAGATCTACAGGAACATCTGTAGTGAACCATAACCATGAAGAAAGTTTAGTTCCTTCTTGAGTATAGGTACATTTATGTCCGATAGAACAAGCACTTAATCCAAATAATAGTATTAATAGTAAACTTATTTTTTTCATATTGTTCCTTTACTTGTCTTGTTTGACAATTTTATTGGCACGATAAACACTCCTCCGTGTCATCTACTACCACTCCGCCTGCTTCTTTACCACAAGTGCAACTCTCACAGGCACACACACCATATACATCGGCATGTAATTCTTGATTACAGTGGCACTTGCAGTTACATTTCTTACATTTTTCAGCCATTATTTATTTAAATCTTTTGCCACCCATTCTGTAAATTTTAAGTATGGATAACATATTATGTTCCATATTTTCTTTAGGAAGTTTTTTATTTTTTTGACCATACATCCCCCTTTTTATTTACACACTCACAATTTTATGTGTAGGGTATTATATATGTTTTAGATTGGATATCTACTTTTTTTCTTTGTTGTAAATATCACCCCAACTATTACCTTTTTCGTAGTCTACTTTGTTGGGAACTTCTAGGGTGACGGCATTTTCCATGATTTCTTTTATCTTTTTTGCTTGCTTGTCGCTCTCAATAGATAAATCAAGCTCATCATGAATTTGTATGTGGGCTACAATTCCTTCGTTATATAGGTCTAGCATTGATTTTTTTGTCATATCAGCTGCGCTGCCTTGAATTAATTTATTTAAAGCTTTGTAAGTATAAGCTCTTTTAATCCCCGGTCCATGTTCCCTGAGTGCATCTTCATGTTCCATGGCTTTGTGCATACCGAATTGATTAGGCTCCCATAAATGAAACCGGCACAGTCTACCAAGTAAAGTTCTTATCTGTCCTCGTTCCTGTGCTCTGTTAGAAGCCTTCTCCATAAGCTGTTTTACGAAAGGTACTTTAGAGTGATAGGTATGAAATAATTCTGCTGCTTTTTCTTTAGTTACACCAAGCTCTGCTTGTAGTTTAGCTTTACCCATACCATAGAATAAACCAAGATTAATAGTCTTAGCTTGTATTCTAGGTATCTCTGCCATGTCTGCTACGGTTCGATGAAAATCTGAGTTAGGATCATTCTCATAAGCTTCAACTACATCATACACTGACGGTAGTTTATATAATGATGCGTAATGTACAACTAATCTAGGTTCTTGTTGTGAGTAATCAAAGCATCCCCATTGACACCCATCCTCTGGAATAAATAGTGATCTTATTTTCGGTCCCAGGTCCTTGTTCCTTGCAGGAATCTGCTGTAGATTTGGATTCTGGTAACTGAATCTTCCAGTTACTGTTCCACCGCCAGCATTTCTAAGCTGATTGATCTCTGCATGTATTCGACCTTTATGTTCGTACCTTAGGATAGAATCAATAAATGTTGTGTGAGCTTTATTAATCTCCCTAGCTTTAGCAATCATGTTAACAACGGGATGTTTATGTTCCTGTAAAAAATTCTTGGTAAAGCTTGGAGCTTCGGTTTTATCTGTTCTTGGATATTCTAATCTTAACATATCAAATACTTCGGCTACACTTCTAGCTGCCCATATTTGAGTATCAATATTAGTTTCCTTTTTTATTTCATTTAATAGATTACGTTCTTGTCCTATTAATTCTTTTTTAATTATGTGTGCGTCCTCGACCCTTACTCGTACACCTTTAAATCTCATGTCAACCAGGCAAGGAAATAAATCTGTTTCTAAATTAAATATAGAATCCAAGTCTTGGCGTAGTATTTCTTTTTTCATTTCTTGCCACAAACCATACGTGGCTTCAGCATCTCTTTCGGCATAAGAACCAACATGAAGTGATGGTAATTTATACATCTCAGATTTTGGATCAATACCCCAAGCTGCTGCTGCTTCTGAAAGAGCTGCTTCGTTCTTACCATAACCATTATATTTCCATGACAAACTATTTAAATCATACCTAAATCTATTTTCATCAGTGACAGCTGCTGCAATCATAGTATCTACAATTCTGCCATTGATCTTAAAGCCCATGGCTCTTAACCAACATACATCGTACATTGCATTATGAAATATCTTTATGCTGTCTGAGTCTAAAACATCTTTTAACCACTCTAAAACTTTTTTTCTATCCATGTTGCCACCACCGTGGTGTGCAATAGGAAAGTATCCTTTGTAATGCGCTGTGGCTACGGCAATACCTATAACTTCTCCATTACCTATAATGGCACCAGATCCTCTTTTAATTAAATCTGGATCTCTTGTTTCTAAATCAATAGCAATTTCATCTACTTGTCTAAGGTCTGGAAATTCTGTAGGAATATTCCATTCTGTCTGTGCAGGAAACAAAGGAACCTTCATTTAAGACTCCACCAAATTAAAATAAGCGGAATAACAATATGCTCGAAGATCTCATAGACAGCTAAAAATAATAAAAGAAAAGTAAACCATAAACTTGTCTTTGATTTCTTTGCAACATAAGTAAATACTTTATGGTGCCACTCAGTTATTTTCTTAGTAAAACTTAATATTTTATTTCTCATAGTCTCTTTCTTTTATCATTTCTAAATAATGTATCGCTTTATCTATGTCTTGCTCTTTTCCTTTTACTGCATGTCTGCATATATATTTTATAGCCGATCCTTCTGCAAAAGGCAACCTGTTCTTATTTATAAACTCACTCGGCTGAATCTTCATATCTTTGTAGTGAGATCCCCCGACCTGTTTATCATATGCTTTAGATTTCATATCCATTGCTCTCCTTTTTTGCTTCCATTATATACAGGTTTTGTTTTGTTCTTGTAACGCCAACGTACCAAACCCTATGCTCCTCATCTTGTTTATCTTCGTTTTTTTCTATTGAATCTCTTATTGTTTTTGTATTATCTAATATGATTAAAACATTTTCAGCTTCTCCACCTTTAGCTGCGTGTATGGTAGATAGATTTACTCTAGCTGGTTTGGAAAGTTCTTCTCCATTCTGTCTCATTAATCTTATATATAAACTTTCTTCAGGGTGTGTTTGAAATACCTCATACCATCTTTGAGTCATACTATAACCAAACTCTTTTAGATCGTAAAGTCTTTCTTCTGTGTGAGTAAAATCTTTATTAAAGAATTCAAATAAATCTTTACATTCTGTTATAGAAAGTTTGTCACCATTACACCATCTTTCATAACTTAGTATATTTTTATATAATCTTTCGTGGTAACTTTTTCTATTTTTGTATTCGTAATAAATACCACTATTTATTAATTCTTTTTTTATACTCTCTAGTTTAGAATGTGTTCTACCTAAAATAAGCCATGTAGTTTCATTAACAGAACCTGTGGGTTTTAACCATGTATCCTCTATGTCTGTAATTCTATGAACAGCTCCTTCTTCATCTCTTGACTGCCACACTTTAGACAACTTTCTATCATCTGGAATACGCTGAAGTATGTTATTTGCTATATCCTGCACCGCTTTTGGTACTCTGAAAGACTGTGGCAAAATTATGTTTTTAGCTTTTTCAGATTGAAATCTTTTAATATCTGCACCAGCCCAACCATAAATAGCTTGGTCATCATCGCCAGCTAAAACTATATTTTTAGAATTTTGTTTTAGTATATCAAACATTCTCCACTGTATAGGTGATAAGTCTTGAGCCTCGTCAACAAAAACAACATCAAATTTTGGACACAACATAGATGAGTTAAACCTTTCTATCATGTCTGTAAAATCTACCAGACCATATGCTTGTTTGTAGTTATCTACCTCATCCTTTAAAATTTTTAATTGTCTTTTATCTATTTTGTAAGAATACATATCTGTGTTGTATTCTTGTTCTACCGATAATTCTTTTACTCTCGCTGAATTAATTATATTAAAATATTCACTATCAGAACTTACAAAACCTATTGTTTCTTCGCCATTATTATACACCGTAACCTCTATACCTAATTTTTTTCCAACATCTTCATAATGTTCTGGCTGCATAACCTGACTTTTCTTTAAACCTAATATTTTAAAAGCAAGAGCATGTAATGTTTTAAAATAAGGTAGATCTTTTTCTTGTAATGATTTATGTAAATTCAACATTCTGTCCCTGGCTTCATCAGCAGCTTTAGTTGTAAAAGCAAAATAACCAATTTTGTTTAAGGGTGTACCCAACTTATGAAAAGTATTTACATACTTAATAAGTTTTGTAGTTTTCCCTGTTCCCGGAGGCCCGAGTATTTTT